GCTTCAGGGACTTATACTAAAATTGGTCGATTAATATATTGTTCTGCATATGTTTATTTAAGTGTATCAAATGCAGATACGATTGGAGGGCTGCCATTCACATCTGCTACAGGTGGATTAGGGAGAACAGGTGGAGGTGTTGTTGTTTCTAATACTCAATTTGATTCAGTACATTGTTCTACCTCTGGTGCAAGTCAAGATGTTATATTTCACACCAAGTCGTCTATTATTACATTTACTACTGATCTTATGGAATTTCAATTTACATTAACATATCATATTTAGGAAAAAAATGAAATTAAACAAAATAGAAGTAGCCACAGACTACAAGCATCTCCAGATTCGTGAGATTACAGACTCAGGTGGATACCATCGGAGAGTTTTGACACCAGACATGAATGTATCCTCAGAAGTACAGGAGATACAGGATAAAGCAGAAGCAGAATGGACTGATGAAGTTAAATCTGCATGGACTACATTTCAGACTGAACAAGAAGCAGAACTAAAGGAGTAACCAATGAGCAGAGCAAGAATTTTAGCAGACTACGTCAGTTCAGGTGATGAGCTGGCATTGAAAGCACCTATAGCTGGCCCCACCTTTACAGGTACAGTGGCAATACCGAATGTAGCTAACTTGGAAACGGCTGTTGTAGCTAATACTGCTAAAACAACTAATGCTACACACTCAGGTGATGTAACAGGTGGTACTGCTCTTACTATTGCTGATAATGCGGTTTCACTAGCTAAAATGGCAGGAGGTACTGATGGTAATTTAATTACCTATGATACCTCTGGTGATCCTGCTTATGTAGCAACAGGGACAAGTGGTCATGTATTAACTTCTGCTGGTGCGGATGCTGTTCCAGCTTTTGCGGCTGCTGCTGCTGGAGGTGGAATTACTCATGCTAGTCAATGGAGAGTTATCGCAGATTCAGGAACCCTTTCTAGCCTAACAGTGATTACAAATGTGGCAGAGGTTACTATGGCAGGTGACATTCCCAATGTACGACTTGGTGCTGCTATGACAGAAGAAGATGGAATTTTTGAATTTCCAGTTGAAGGCTATTGGTATATTACTTTTAAACCTAGAATTTGGGCACCATCACTTGCGGCTCGTTCATACAATAAGATATATGTAACAGCAGATTCAGCACCAACAGTGGGAGAAGTAGTCTGGGGAAGTGCTGCTGAATGTGAACTATATTGTCATGTTGGTGCATATCAAACTACTTTTTGTGATGTAATATTTAAAGTTTTGGACAAAGATAAATCTGCAGTGGAGTTTTTGGTACATCCGAATGGTAATAAATTAGTTGGTAATCCAGACAGTTCATACAGTAGTATGACGTTTATTAGACTAGGAGATTTATAAATGAATATTATTACAGGAAGATCGGAACATATTGAAGATGTTCTAACAACTTTACATCCCGGTCAATGGTTTGGATGGTCTGATCCTTTTAATAAAATATATGCAAATCTTGTAATTCATAATTCAGATTATGACAAACCAACAGAAAAATTACTAACCGATGCTCTAGCTACTCAGCAAAGTGATTTTGATGCTTTGGAATACTCAAGAAACAGAGCAGCAGAGTATCCTTCAATCACTAATGTTGTAGTTGCGTTAGCAGAAAAGGCAGAAGGCAGGTCAGCAATGTGGGATACCATAACTGCACAAAGATTGGATGTTAAGAGTAAATATCCAAAACCGTGAATAAACAAGAGAAACGAGATTTAGATTGGAAATGGGCAAATGTACGTGCAGACCGAAATAGCAGACTAGCCGAAACAGATTGGACGGCACTTACAGATCGGTATTGTAATAATGCTATGCAAATTTATCGGCAGAAACTTCGGGATGTTCCGGCAGATAATGCTAATCCTGATTCAATAACGTGGCCCGTTAAACCTTGAGTCACTTGAGGTCACAATTTCTTACCTCAAGTTGTAGTCACAATGTAGTCATATACAACCATGAAAATTAGAAGTATAACTCCGAATTTACAATGAAAATTGATTTAGTATTAGAATCTGGTTTAGAAGTAGAATTTATTCCTGATTTTGAACTTCCTAATCATTCTGAACAAGAAAAAGTGAAGTGGATATTTCCTAAGAAAAACTCACAAGAGGAGAATTTAATAAACACCACAATTTTATTTGAAGAATAATATATGAACGGACAAGATTGGTTATCCATAGTACAAACAATTGGTGTACCTACGATAGTGGCAGGTGCATCCTTTTGGTTCATCAGATACATGTTTGATGCTGCTGCAAATGAAAGACATGAATTTCTAAAGCAAGACATGGAAAATGACACTAAGATCTTTGAGCTTGCAGAAACTTCTGCACAAGCAATTAATAACATGAGTAGAGCATTGGATGCCAATACTAAGAGTCTGGATTTACTAACTGTAACATTAAGAGAGAATAAAAAATGATTGCATTACTAGCTCCTGCAATAGCAGGTACAGCCAAAGCCCTTATGATGTCTTTTTTAAGTGAAACATTACTAAAACAGGTGGTACTGATTCTTCTAACTGCTCTGGTAAAATCCACAAAAAATGAATTAGATGATCAGATTCTAGAGGCTTATAAAAAACAAATGTAGGAATATAAATGAAAAAATGTGTAGTTATACTGATAGTATTTTTATTAGGTGCTACCTTTGTTTTTCCTCAAGAAGCTGCAAAGTTTCCAACCAAACAAGTGAGAGAACTATGGCAAGTTTGTAGTATCACATTCCGTACTAAAAATCCGGGTGTGGGGCCAAATGTTTATTTTCCTGTATGTGATTGTTACATGGATCATATAAGAGCAAACTACACACCAACAGAGGTAATGTATAAGATGACAAAAGAAAAGTATACGCAATTAACCTTAGACTTACGTGCAACATGTAATCCTAAGACATTACTAAAACCTCCAGAGGTGTTTACTAAATGGGAATATCGACTAAAAACTTTTCCAGCAACGAGTTATCCTGTTCATGTTGTGGAAAAAACGAATTCAATAAGGAAACTCTAATTGCACTACAAAGACTACGAGATGCCTTAGCTAAACCACTTTCTTTAAGTTCAGCATATCGCTGTCCTAAACACAATGATAAAGTTAGTTCTACAGGAAAGGAAGGTCCACATACTACAGGAAAAGCAATTGACATTCTCTGTAGTGGAAAGTTTGCTCATGAAATACTTAGTTTTGCCTTGATACGATCTAGTATCTGGAAAGGAATTGGAGTTAGTCAAAAAGGAAATCATAAATCCAGATTTATCCATTTGGACACCATTGAATCAGAAATAAGACCGTGGATATGGAGTTACTAATATGGATATCTTTGAAGAAGTCATTATATTTGTATTTTCATACGGTTATGTTTTTGCAACTATTCCATTTATTTTAGGAATCATAGGAGCATTAGTTTTAAATTAGTATGATAAATCTAACAGACATAGCTGCAAGAAACTTCAAAAGGATTCGTAAGGACGAAGAACTATCTGAAGATGTTCCATTGAGAATATCTGTCAAGGGTGGAGGATGTGCCGGATACGAATACAATTTAGAGTTTGGAAAACAGGCAAATAAAGATTTAATGTTTGAGTCAAAGGGTCTACCTATAATAATAGACCGTAAGAGTCATACAGTAATAGATGGATTAGAGATAGATTGGTCAACAGACTTATCTGCTCCTGGCCCTCGATTTGAAAATCCTAAAGCAATCTCAACTTGCGGTTGTTCTACAAGCTTTTCAATTAAACCTCAAGAATTAGATAAACCAGTTTGGATGGAATAATATGGCATATTCAAAAAAAGTAATAGAGCATTATGAAAGACCGAGAAATATTGGTTCTATGGATAGTGGGGATAGTTCTGTCGGTACTGGTCTTGTTGGCGCACCTGAATGTGGAGATGTAATGAAAATGCAAATAAAAGTAAAAGACAATAAGATAATAGATGCAAAGTTCAAAACTTTCGGATGTGGTTCTGCAATAGCATCTTCTTCACTTGCCACAGAATGGGTCAAAGGAAAAACCCTAGAAGAAGCTGAAAAGCTTAAAAATACTGAAATAGTAGAGGAACTATCTTTACCTCCAGTTAAAATCCATTGCTCTGTTCTTGCAGAAGATGCAATCAAGGCAGCAATCTCTGACTATAAAGGAAAATATGTGTAAATGTAAAAAATGTAAATGTGTAAACTGTACTTGTTAATAAAATATGGAAGAAACAGAAAAACTTAATTCTCTCTTTGATGCAGTTGCAGATGAGTTACTAACCAAAATAAAAACTGGAGAAGCAAAACCTGCTGATCTTGCAGTAGCAGTAAAGTTCT